TGACAACCTGGTATATGCTTGATTTGCTTCACCAACATCCATTCTTTGGACTGCCTGGTTCAGATCATCTTGCTGCTGAACTGCCTGACTTAATTGATGCCTTAATTGTTCCAGTTCACTGTTTGCCAAATCAGTTCCCATGTTCATTGGATTGCTTTCAATTTGTTCAATTGTAGTTCTAATTCTTTGAATTCTTCCTTGCATTGCATTTAGATCATTAACCATGTTTTCCGGGAATATATCTGTGTTGCTTGCTTGAAGTGCAATTTGTTCTTGGGTATTGTTCAAGTTGTTCAACATTGAATTTGTTGATTGAACTTCTTGCTGAAATCTTTCAATTCCAGTGTTTGTGAATACTTCCATGCTGTCTGATTGCCAGGTGATGGGAACTGGAACTGGTGCTTGGGTTGGAACACTTGATTGTGGAACATCAACATTTGGTGTAATTACTTGACTAAGGGAATCTGATAAATTATTAATTGCCATTGTTGCCTGATTTGCTTGATCCCTTGCTGCTTCCAAACTGGAAGAATCGAAGGAATTATTTGCTGCTGATTGCATATCTTCAAAAGAACTGATAGTCAGGTTCAAAGCATTGGTTATATGCATCAGTGGTGCTGAAATACTGTCCATAAGTTCAATCTGTGTTCTAATACTTGCCATTTTCTTTCACCTGCCTTTCATATTAAAATAAAAGAAATAGGGAAGAACAGACCCTATTTCTTTTTAGATTTATTTTCTAATTCTTTTTGTTTTTTCTTTTCTGAATCAATTTTTATTTGAATAGAAGCAATAATGAATGCTTTTTCATTTTCTTCCAGTTCAACGAATTGAGAAGGTAACATGTGAAATTTGTGAAGGCAATAATAAGCAATAGTTGAATCACTATCACCTTCACTTATTAGTTTTTTGCTTCTTCAACCTTGTCATCCAATGTAGTATTGAACCCATTAAACTTCTGAATGAATGAAGCAAGGTCATTGTATTCACCAGGATCATCAATAATTTCCTTCAAAAGATCATCCGGGGTTTTCACACCATACGAATCTTGAAGGTCAGCATCATACAAGTTTGGTTCAGCAATTGAAGCAACCATCATCTTTGAAAGATAATCACTTGTGTTCAATTTTGGTCTGAACATGTTTGGTTTTCCTTTGACTGGAACTTCCATTGTACAAGCTTCACGAATGGTTTCATTTTCTTTTGTTGTTAGTGGTTTGATCTGCCATTCTAAAGGTTTCCCTGTTTCATCTAATAGGGATTTTGTTGCCGGGAAGGTTGTATTTTCTTTAACCTTTTTATTTTTCTTTAAAAATAGACTTAAATTTGACATAGTGTTTCACCTTGTCCTTTCAAATTTTGGTATAAAAACCCCTGCCCACAATGAAGTTGGCAGGGGTTTTTAGTTTATTAAAGCATTCCATTAAGATTTGCGAATGATTCAGGCATTTTGAAATCTTCAAAAGTACCTTCAATATCTTCATCCAGGTATTCACCATCAGCATCAAACTTGGATAATACACCGCCATCAGTATTGCAGTCCATATATACAATGGTTTGTCTGCCTGCTGCTGATGCAGGGTCATCATTGGTGATCTGAATTTCAAAGTAAGTATCAATACCAGTGTTTTTATAGTCAAGCATTGCCTGTCTAAAAATTGACTGGTTGTAATGTGCTGTACCTGAAAAAGTACCTGCAAGACCAACTGTTTTGTTTCCTTCCATGATCCTTCCAAGGATAGGAACTTTGGTCTTTGTTTTATCAAGCTTTCCTTCAAAGTCGATCATCTGCATGAAATTATATCTGTTACCATTGATGGTAACAAAACATTCAGCAAGTTTTGCTGAAACAGTATCTTTTGCTTTCATAGTTACATTATTGATCATTTATTTTCACCCCTTCCTTATGCTACAACTACTGTCATATAAAGTTGTGCCATTGTATTCACAACAGTCACAAAATCACTGACAACAACAGATTTCTTTGTATTTCCTTGATCAACAGTCACATCAGCATCACTGAAATCTTCAATTGCTCTGATTTCCTGCAACTGTTCATGATGTTTCACAATATCTGCCCAAAGACTAATTCTTCCTGCTGCATCATTTGGAACAGTGCCAAGATATTTGGTATTGAATAGGACTGCAATGTCATTTGCAATCTGATCCACAACCCTGACTGTTTGATTGTCTTTGAAAATCTCACCCTTGGTGTCTGAAACAGTTACCAGGGAATTGATGTCAGAAAGAACACGAATGTCAAATCCAACTTTATGAAGTGTAAATTCACCTGCAAGGATTGCTGCTTCAAGCTGTGCTTGGGTGTAGTCTGCTGCAATAGTAAATTCACCATCATATTTCTTGTTCAGGTTGGACTTGTTCACTTCACATCCGGCAATGATACCAGTTACCCAGTATACAAGGGATGCTGCATTTTCACCTGCATCACTGACTGTATTCTTGACATTGACAACACCTTCATAGTCAGCAGCCTTTACATGAACAACTGCTTGGAACTTCTGACCAACATCATCACGAAGTCTTTTATTGAAGTTGATGTATAATCCTTTGATTGTTTCATCTGTTGTAACAACACCCATTGCATTGTAAGAAAATGCTTCAATCTTATCCAGGAAGTTCTGATGTGAAGTTCCATCAACTGTTCCATTTGTACCAGTTGCAAGTGGGGTTGAAGCTGTAACTGCAAGAACCGCAGCAGGTTTGAAAGTAACATAATCATTTGCGATCAGACCTGCTGCTGTTGCAACTGTTTGTGTATCAACCAATGTTGTTCCAATCAAAGTCTTTACATCAAAGTTTGCAGGAACATCAACATTTGCTGAAATAACAATTTTCAGATCATTTCCACGAATACCACAATACTTTGCAGTTGCAAAAGTATTTGTTGCCTTAACACCACCGCTTGTCAATCTGTAAGCGAATAATGTTTTAACATTTAAAAATAGATCTCTAAGACCTTTCAATTTATCATGTCCATAATCATAACCAAAGATCTTCAATGAATTCTTCTGAAAATCTGCCTTGGTTACTTCAAAGACTGCACTTTCAACACCCCAGTCAAGTTCCAGTGCCATTGCTGCAACACCCCTGTTTGAAAGGGATGCACTTGCTCTTGCCAAAGAAACAAAGTTTATATAAGATCCTGGAAGCACTTTGTTCTGTGTGACGAATGTTCCACCACCTAATGCCATATTATTTCACCTTTCCTTTCATGAATTCATCCATCAAGGTGTCAGCCTGGTCAAAGGAATATTCTTTTCCTTCTTCAAGCAGCACCCCAAGGATGTCTTTTCTATTTCTGTATTTGTTAGCTGATAGAAGCTGTTCTTTTGAAAAGGTTTGAACTTGTTCAACTTGTTCAACTTCAAGATCATCAGCAGGTTTTAATTTTGCCATTTTTATCATCCTTTCGCATCAGCATTGATTTCCATATCTTCCATAAGATCCTTTGATTCAACCTTGTAAACAAACATGTCATAGTTCACAAAGAAGTTCAAAACACCATCAACAACTTCACCTTTCATCTTTGATCCCCGGGTCAGATCATCTGTGACTGTGATCAGTTCCAAGCAACCATATAATCTTTCAAGGACTGCATTGCATTCACTGTTTGCTTCATCAGTAGAAGGGAAGTATTGGATGCAAAACTGATTTGTCCTTAAATATCTTTTATTCAAGAAAAGTTCATTTGTTGGGTTCAGGCATAAAACAGAAAAACAAGGTTCTTTCAAACCCTGTTCCAAGCTTTCTGTATAAATTTCATAGCCATCACCAAATTCAGAATTGATGGACACACTGACTGCATCAATTATTTTATTTATCATTTGAAGCATTCCCCCAGTTTCTTCACCAATTTTCTTTCAAGGATGCCTGGTGCAGCAACTTCAAGTTCTTGTTCAGATATTGTCAGCATGAACCTTCCACTGACCCAACCTTCATGATTCCGGGTTCTGTGTCCAAATTCCACATAGGATGCATAATTCAATGGGTTCACTATTTCAATAACATAAGTGTCACCATAATGGTTCACCTTCAATGTTTCAACATACTGTGAAGCACCCTTTGTTTTTCCACCTTCTGAACCACTTCCACTTGCCTGTGTTGTCCATCCTCTTCTTAATGTACCACCTTTTTTTCCTGAACTTTTAGGGTACTGACCAACTGGTGTTCTTTTAATGACCTTTGCCAAAAGCCTTGCTGCAAGTTCTTTTGCACAAGCTTCAATGAAAGCATTAACTTCACTTTCGTTCAACTTGTTCAATTTCTCTTGAAACTTTTTAAGATCACCAAAGTTGCACCCACCAAACCTTCCCATTATGCCCACCCCTTAAATAATTCAAGAACAATTTCTTGATGGGTATTGAATGGGGCAGGTTGACCACTGTTTTTATATTCAGTTGTGATGCCATTCTGTGTGATGGTCAGCTTTGATCCTGGTTTGATTTGGATTTCAGGTGCAATCAGGACTTTTGCAGTTTGAACCACCATTGCAGCAGCTTCACCCTGAATTGTGTTTGTTATTTTGGAAAAGGAAAGCTTGCAGGGTTGATCAGTAACAACTGGAACTTCTCTGTGACCAGTGGACTTATTTTCTTTTTTAAAAGATTGATATTCACTGATCGTACATTTTCCAGTGTAGGTCATTTCAATTGCTTGTCTGACCATTACCACTTGATTTTCCGATAACATGCAAACTCACCCCTTCCTTTTGTTATCAAGTAGGAGAGAAGGGCATCCAACCTTTGTTCAGGTGTCATTGAACCTTGACCAACTGCAAATGTTACTGTTGTATCACCTGCCTGGACTGATTTCAATGCTGCATCCAAATTGAAGCCTTCTAATTTTCCACTTTGTTTCTTTAAGAATAAAAATTCACCGCATATCATATCAATAGCTTCTTGATTTAAACCATCAGGGATTGAAGTGACATTGCATGAATTCTTGATATTGTTTTCTACCTTCTGAATTGCAAAGCTTATTGCCCAGTCATCTGATTCTGTTATTGCATAACCAAGTGATCCAAGTCTTTTATATACCTTATCAATGAATTCAGATCCAACAGTTGAAACAAGACTTATGTTTTGTTGAAGTGCAGCAATTCTTTCTTCAATAGTCATACAACATCACCCCTTTCATTTGATTAACCCCTTGAAACGATTCTTGCAATAGGGATTGCTTTGTGATCAAAATATTTACCATTGCCATCATTCACAAGTACCCAGTTTGCAGCAGTTTTCAGTTCTGCATCTGTTGGGGAATTGGTTGCTACTGATGACTTTGTGAAGCTGATTCCATAAGGTGCAAAAACCTTTCTTTGTCTGCTGTAAAGATAAGTCTGACCACCATTGGTCTTTTCATCCCTTACCATAGCATAAGGAACTTCTGCACCAATATCTTCATAGTCAAATGCACCATTACCAAGAACATAAGTAGTGTATTTAGTGTAAGCATCAGCAGTTAATTCATAGTATGTTGCAATGTTGGCAACAAGAGGGGATGCAACAACAGTGTAAACATAAGATCCTGCTGATCCACTTCTTGTGTAATATGTTTTAGCAGCATCAAGTGCTTCATCAGCAGTGATTGTGTAAACATCAGCAACATCAACTGTTGGCATACCATCATCAATTATAACTGCTCTACCATTCCAAGTTGCAAGTTCAAGCTGTCTTTCAATACCAAGTGCATCAGTGTATGTCATGTATGCAAGCAACTTCAAGTTTTCAAGGTTGGTTGCAATAGCTGAATGCATGATGGAAATAGTAAACTTGGACTTCTTGTCACCTGATGCCTTCTGAATAGCAGTGTTCAATGTTGAAGCATTAACCACACCACCAACAGATCCGCTGATGTCATAGGTGTGACCAGTTACAAACTTCAAGTTTGCAGCACCAGTCATTGAGAAGATACCTTCTAAGATTGCAAGCAATGTGTCCTGGTCAATTTCATCCCAGTATTCTGCAACCTGTCTTGCTACATTGGACATAAAACCTGCACCGCCTGTTGCATCTTCTGCAAAGTCATTTTCAACCCATGCCTTTGCTCTACCAATAACAATGACACCACGTTCATATGTTACTGTGCTTGTTGCTGTGATGTCAGTTGCACCATCATAGTTCAATGGTGTACCATCAATTCTTCCATACATTGGAATGGTTGCAAATACAACCCCTGTCTGTCCACTGAATGCTTGTTTAATTTGACTATTGCTCTGCAATGCCTTGGACTTAATCAGTTCGTTCTTTTTAAGCTTTGGAACAATATCAACGTACTTTCCAAATGCTCTGTCATTAAATGTTTTTGAATCGAATTTTGCCATTTTTATCATCCTTCCTTTTCTTCTTAAATTTTAGTTTTAGATTTCTGCATCAGGGTTTTCAGCCATGTAAGTGGCAAGTTCTTCATATGACATTTTAGTCACATCAACTTTTCCATCAGGATCTTCCTTGCCAGTTTCACCAGGTGTTGCACCCTTGATCTTTGTTTTTTTGGTTTCAGTGTCGAACAAGAACTTTGAATCCTCTGCTGCTGAAAGTTTCTTGATTTGGTCATCCAAACCTTTGATTGATCCATCATCTGCAAGTTCTGCTTTTGTCAGATCAAGAAGTGCCTTAACTGCTTTTTCATTCTTTGCTTTTGAAGAACTAAGTGCAGCCGAAACAGCAGCATCAATCTTCAATTGTTTAAGTTCAGCAGCATGGGTTTCATCCTTGGTCTTGTTATCCGTTTGAAGGGTTTCAATTGTTTTTTTCATTGTTTCCACATCACCTGTGGAATTTTTCAATGTTTCAAGTTGGGTGTCCCTTTCACGAACATCAAGTTCAAGTTTCTTCTTGTCATTGTTGATTTCATCAAATCTTGCTTTTGGAATATATCCCTTCAATTCTTCTGCCGAAGCATCAGCAACTTTCTTTGCATTTTCTTCATCAAGTCCTAATTTCAATAATTCATCTTTCTTCATGGTTTTTACCATCCTTTCAAATTCATTTTTAACCTGGTTCAGTCCAGTTTTATTTGTCTTGTTCTTTAACGTCAACAATACCAAAATGACGATTGATGTTTTAACCCAAACACCAGGGAGATAGTTGGATCACCGCCTTTCAATCATATTTTTGATTGATGCATTTCAACAATATCATTTAGTAATCATCACCTTCTTTTTCATGAAAAGTGCATAAAAAATGACCTCATATAATGCCCATATAAGCATTATAAAAAGGTCTTTAATATGTTTGTACCCATTGATTTTACTGCATTTCTGAAAATTTCTTCATTAAAAAAGCATCTTGCAAAATTGCAGGGTGCTTCATCAATCCCATATGCCTTCCTTTGGCAAAAGTTCAAGAATATCATAATATTTTGGAATGTCCTTGATTTGTTTTCCTTCTTTCAGTGCTGTAAGAACTTCAATCTTATCATCAAGCATTTCATCACTATTATCATCAAAGTATCTTCCAACAAGATCATCATCAACTTCAATCAGCAGATCAAAGATCTGTTCTTTTTTATTGATCAATTCTTCATCCATCTTAATCACCAACCCTTTCCAACATAGCTTGAATAAACTTATCAAGTTCTTCAACCAGTTCAGGTTTATCTGCTTTTAACAGTTTAACCAAATCAGGTCTTGTTATACTTAAAGCACCATAGTTTGCAACAGTTTCATGGATCTGTGATTCTGCTGATCTATAATATTTACTACCATGACCATATTTCACAATACCACTATCACGATATGAACCCTTTGATAATGCATCATAAATGTCTTGAAGGTTTCCAATTCCACCACCCATTGCATTCCTGGATGCATAGTCAATTTCATCAACCATGTTGGATCTAAGTTTCTTTGAAACCTTCTCATATTCTTTATATGCTTTAATATCAGAAAAAGCACTTCCATTTTCACCAAGGTGTGAGATACGTGAAGCAGTGATTTGTTCCTGGTACTTCTTGGACAACTCACCATGAACTTCTTTGTACTTCACATTATAGGTCTTAAATAGATCACTGACTTCATCTGACATTCCAGTTCCACTTTTGTTGAAAGCTTCAACCAATGACTTCTGTTCTGTACTGAACCAATTACCTGATTTGGTTACATCCTTTCTGCAATATAAGTCCATCAAGTGCATTTCTTCATGTAATGTTGTATTTACTTGACCACTAAGATCTTCACCATCTAACTTTGGAATGGTCAATTTGGATTGAACCAATTCACCCTTGTAATTATATGAATAATTGACTGAATATCCTTTTGCATGTGAAATGCTGAAAGGAATATTGTTTGATGTTAGGGTTTCCAATTTGCCTATGTTACTATATAATTTCACTGCATTTGGATCTGCACCATCAAGTCTATTAATAAAATCAATAAGTTTCTGTGTGTTATTAATTTCTGACTTGGTTGTGAATTCAGCAGGGAAGTTGGACAATTCCAATTGAACCCTTTTAACATTTTCTGTCTTATCCTTCATTATATCACCAGGATCAACTTCTGCAAGTCCTTCTTTTGATCCACCTTCTGTGAAAGACTTCTTCCAATCCGGGTATTTCATATCACTTGGTACATAGTAGGTCTTTCCATCAGCACCCCTTGCTGCCCTTTCTGTGAAGTTATCTTCAAAGTAGGGAACAGTAGTAGTTCTACACCAAACATGGAAGGGTGGGGCAGTGACCCCTGCTTCATAATCCTTAATGTCAAATACATGACCATCAAGATCCTGACATATTGCTGATGTGTGACTGTCCAGGGTTGCAACAATTTCAAACCTTTCAACATCAAGATCATTGAATGCATCCTTTTGTGAAGCTGATGCAAAGTAAGCTGATTCAGTCATGACCAACCTTCCTGCATTCTTATTGGATGTATTCATTTTTCCTGCTATATTTCTAATTGCATCATCAGGGGATCTTCCAAGTATAGTCATTTGGGTCAGTTCACCATGCAGTTCATTGACCAGTTTGGACTTGTTACCCCAAAGTCTTTCACTGAAATTCTTTCCATCAACTGCCCAAGGTTTTGAAATTATCTTTTCAAGTTTATTCTGATCAATGGAAGCTATATCCCAACCAATATTGAAACCCTTTTGAACTTCATATACTGTATGATAATAACCATTGGTGTAAAGCTTTTTCATCAGGGTGTCCATTCCATCAAGTTGGTTTCCAAATAGAACTTCCATTGAATTCTGTGTTTGCAGCTTCAAAGCTTCAAGTCTTGATATATGAAACCTTGCTGATGCATTTTCAAGTTCTGTCATCCACATTTGGTTCAGTTCATTTTGTTCACCATATTTGATGTACTCTTTGACATCCCATTTCAGTTCAGCCAGTTCCTTTGTAGAAAGAAGCTTTCTTGCTTCTGCCATTGTTATATTGTTATTGACTGCAAATCTTCCATACCAGGATTGGATCTGACCTTCAATAGTTCTTTGTGCTTTGGAATAATAACCTTCAACTTCACGATATAGGGAAGAAGCATCCTTGTTTTTAGCTTCTTCAAGCTGTTCAAACCGTTTCTTCCAATAGTTACTATGCTTCATCTACAACACCGCCTTGACCAACAATCTTACCGGGAACAGCAGGTTGTGGAAAAGCAGCAGCATATTCATCCATTTCCTTTTTCTTTTCTTCTGCCTTCCTTGCAAGTTCTCTTTGTGGATCATCAACCCAAGGATGATTTTCCACAATGGTTTCATCAGATAGAATTCCAACTGACTTCTGACCATTTTCAATCACTTCTGTTTCATTGATCAGAATGTCACGATTGAATATGACTTCAACTTCTTCCTGTTCAAAGTCACCAAGACTTGCATTGAACAAATGAACATTTACAAACCAAAGCAGTTCTTCAAAGGAAGCCTGAAATTCAGTTTCCATTTCATTTGCATCAAGATCAATGTCAGAATACATGGACTGAATGTTCATCTGATTTGGATTTCCTGACATTCTATCATCCTTTGCATCATATCCTTTGGCATTCTCAATGATTGCCTTCTTGAAGATTTCAAGGATTGACTTGTAATTCTCTGCATTGACTTCAACCTGCAATGTTTTAAGATCACCACCTGCACCATCAACTGTCTTGACCTTAACTGCACCATAGGTTGCCAGGTTCTTTCTAAATTCACCAAGATTTTCACCATCATAGTTCACCAGGACAAGGATTGTGTTCCTTGCATCTTCTTCCATGTTGTTTTGGAAGTTGGAAAGAATAGTATTCAATCCATCCTGCAAGGTTTTAACTTTCTTGATCAAAGGGATCTCTTTTGAATTATATTTCCATGGGATCAGTGGGATCTTTGACCAGTTCCAACCTTGTTCAACAATCTGATCATCTTCTTCATCAATAGTTGTGAAGTAGGTGCTGAAAGGAACATCATCAGGAACAATGTGACCACCTTCCATGACAAATCTATATATTCCAGTTTCATCATAGACTTCAACCTTCTCAATGACCTTCTCATGCTGTCCTTCATATGCAATGACTTCATATATCCTGATCACATAATCAAGTGTTGTATGCTCTGTATCTGACCAACCTGGTATGATTTCATAAGCTTTGAACCGCTTGAAGGTGAATTCACCATGTTCATCATAATACATGAATATCCAACCAATACCAGTGTTCAAAGCATCTTCACCAACATTCTTGATCAGCCTTTGGAACTTCTTATTGAAGATCTGTTTTAGCAGCTTGTTGTATGGTTCATTTTCAGACTTGAAAACAATAGGTTGACCAAGTAGGTAGTTCTTTTTCTGATCCACCATCTTTCCATATTGGTTGTCAACGATCCTGTTATTTGGAAGGTTCTTCACTTCTTCCAGTTCACCATTCTGACCAATGACTGTTCTTTTCCTTCTTAAAATATCATGGTGTCCATCATGGTATCTTTCACCATCAAACATTTCTTTTCTTCTTCTTGAAGCTTTGAACCTTTGAATTTCAAGTTCAATAAACTGAACATCAGTAATTCTTTCAGCAGCACCTTCTTTGATGATCTTGCTTACATCCTTCTTTCTTGCAAATAAGAATTCAAACATGTTTTATTCACCCCCTTTCATAGTGCATTTACTTCTTCAAATGCCTTGGTTAGTTTTGGGAACTGTGCTGCAATCCAGTCCACCATTTCTTCATTAGCTGCCCAACTATTATTAGCAAGACCGCTTTCAAATAAAAAAGCATGAATGATCTCATGCCTGAATACTTTCTTCTTATATTGATCCAGGTTTACCTTTGACATCAAGCTTGTATCTGTCATATCGTCAACAACACAAAGTTTTATGGTATCATCACAATACCCATCACATTCTTTCAACTTTGGATCTGTACGATCATTTGCTTCTTTTACTGTGTAAGTTGTTCCAAGGACATTGATCTTCTTCATGCTGTTCACCCCTCATTCTATGACTTAATAAATTCAAAACCCCTTGAACACTGAACATTCAAGTGGTTTTGTTACTAACATGATACTATTTAATCAAAACTGAATGTTTCACCCTTGATAAATTCTTCCATTCCATAACGCATTGCATCAAGTAAATGGTTGAAGTCATCTATTGGTTTATTGATCTTTTTACCAAATTTATCTGTGTCCCAGGTGTAATTGCTGATTTCAGTCAGGAAGTTGACACACCTTGGATGGACTATGATCTTGAAGTCCTGGATGTAGTCAATGCCATTATTGACTGAATCTTTTCCTTTTCGTGCTGCCTTTATATTGGACATTCCAAGTTCACGCAGCCTGTCAATGGACTTTGGTTCAGCACTGTCTGCCCTGATCCGTTCTTTCCTATATCCCATCTTTGTGATGTCCTGGTGTATAGCTTCATTTGACATGCCTTGCTTGTACATTTCATCAAACACATAAATGATCTTTGCTTTGACATCAACCATTCCACACCATAGGGCAGAAGGGTCATTGGTATAACCAAAGTCAAGACCAAATGCAGATCTGATTGCAGCAATCTTCTTGATCACTTCAATGTCAAATTCTTGTTCTTCCCAGTTCTCATATACAAGACCTTCAACAATACCCCATTCACCAAGACCTGCAACCCTGAACCTTCTTGGGTTGTTTTTTCTCATGGTTTCAAAGACTTTCTTGTCAGCAGCATCCAACCATTCATTGCACATAAAGTTTGTTGTCAATGCAAGAATATCAACATCAGGTGCAGCATCAAAGAACCGCTTCTTGATCCAGTGATGTTCATTCCAGGGGTTGAAGGTAAGTGTGATCTGTTTGAACAGTCCATCAGCTACCTGACCACGAATAGATTCATCCAGGATGTCAAAGTCTGCTTCCTTCATGATCTCATAAGCTTCTTCAATCCACATCCAACAAAGATAACCAACATCAACTGTAATGGATGTTACTTTCAATGGATCATCAAGACCCCTGAAATAGATTGTTTGACCAGTAGGGATGTATGTCATTTGAAGTGGTGATTCAGTGATCTTCCAATGATCCTGAACAGCAAGCCTTGTGATTGCCCATTTCAATTCAGTGAAGCAACTGTCCTTCAAAGTTCTGAATGTCTTTCTTACAACTAATAAATTTGATTCAGGATATTCCATCATCCGGGTTATGAAGTTCAAAGCAGTTGTCTTTGACTTCTTGGATGCTCTTGATCCTTTTACAACTCTGTATCTACCTTTAAAATGCCAAAATCTATTATAGTTTTTACCGACAACTTTTTTCAGTGATATTTCATGTTTAAGCATAAGCATCACCTGATTTTATTAGGTCATATAAATGAACTTGTTCAATTGCAGGATCTTTCAATGATTTTGTTACTAACATGATACTATTAGTCATCATCTTCACCCAAATCATCTTTTATGACAATTGGGATCGAACCTTCAATTTTTAGTTTATCATTGAACATTCCAAGATGCCTTCCTAACAAATCAAGTGCTTTTAACTTATCATAGGTCTTGATTTCTCTTTCAACTGAATCACCAGTTTCACTGGTTGATCTTTTGATCTTAACACTTGCAATGCAGGACAAATCATCTTTGTTCGCATTATCTAAAACAGAAGCATTCTGCATGTTGATCACATCAGAAGGGTTCAGGAATGCAATCTTTGCAAGTTCCTGAATAACTCTGTCCTGATTTACCCCGGTTCTTTTGGATCTTGCAGCAAGTGCCTTATCTATTGCATTTTTGACATTAGGTTTTATAAGGTTTTCACACCCAATGACTGCTGCTGTTTCCGTTGAATACCCTGCTCTGATTGCAGCCTGTGTTGCATTCAGGTCAATCAGATATTCTTCAACAAATTTTTGCTGCTTGTCTGTAAGCTTTGCCATAAATGCAACACCTTCCTTTCATTATAGTTTTAGGCATAAGAAAAGACCCTTGAACATATAGTTCTTGGGTCTTTTTGATTTTTACATAATATTAACTGTAATTAGTTTATCATGTATATAGGATGCCTACAAGACATATGATAGGACATTAAATGGACAAAATATTCCAAGTTGTCAAGCCTTCTTGTCAATGTTGATCCCTATTTCATCCAGGATGGTCTGCTTCATATCTTCAATTTTCAAATAATCATTATCAATGGAATCGAACTGTTCATTGACCTGATCAAGTAACCTTTTGATCCTGGTCTGACCCCATCCCCATTTGTCATGAAGCACCAGTGCAAAGGAAGCAATCATTCCTGAAACTGCATAATCAATTGCTTTGGATGCAGAATTGTTTTCAATTACTTTCAGATCCTTTGCAGTAACACCTTTCTTTTCTAACCTTCTTCTTTCTGACCTGTTCACAACCTCACCCCTTAACTGAATATTTGAAGAATATATTCATCACTGAACAATCTGATTTGCAGCAGGTTCACAATTCTGTTTTTATTCCTGGATATAGTTCTGACATCAACATCAAAATATTCTGCAAGTTGTTCCCGGGTTTGTTCTTCAAAATATTTCATCCTGATGATCTCAAAGTATGGATCATCTTTCAGCATATCAATTGCAGCATCAATCACCTTGATGAAGTTTCTTGTTGTCTGAATGCTGCCTTCAATGCTTTCAATCTTTTCTTCTGCCTTTTCATTATCGGTCTTGATTTCATATGAAGCATTACCTGCAAAGGATGTGATGCTTTTGCTTTTCCCTGGAAGTCCTTCTTCCTTGATCCCTTTGATCTGTTCATACTTATCATCAATTGCAGATTTAAAATTGTTATAATTATAAAGCAGGGTTTCTGTTTTCTGAAATGGTGATTGTCTATTATCTTTCAAAAGTCCTTGTCTTTTAAATTCAGAAGCGGTCTTTCTGACTGCTGCATCAATGTATTTTTCAATAATTTGTTCGTTATTCATAAATTATCCTCACTTTCTCTAATTTCACCTTGAACCTGGAACTTTACCTTGAACCGATAAGAATATAGTAATATCAATGGTTTCAGCTTAAAAAATGCCTTTGCGGTTCAAGGTTCAAGGTGACTTCCCTATTATAGATTTATTTTAAGAGTATATATAAAATTTTGATGATTTTTAAAATAATATAAGAAGTTATAAGTACCTTGAACCCCTTGAACCGATACCCAACAAACCCAGTGTTTTCATAAGGTTTCAGCGGTTCAAGGTGATATGATTTTATATTGAACCACCTTGAACCGAACCTTGAACCTCATTCCCACCACTACCACTAATTTATTGAATAAAGGAACAAATTATTTTATATCTTCACCTTGAATGATGATCCTGCCTTTCTTTGATGAAGCAAGTCTGTTCTTCAAAACCACTGCTTCATGCTTCAAAGAATTGTTTTCTTTCTTGATCCCCAGGAAGGACTTCACCATTGAAAGCTTTCCAATTGCAAACCCAACCAGGAAGAACAGTGTAAAGAATAAATATTGTTCCATAGGATCAGACCCCCTTGACCTTTGAAGCATACATGTCAGCCTGATGTGTCCATAATACTGTTTCATACTTTCTGATTGCTCTGTCATAATAATCCCAGTCTGCTTTTTCATAAGCACCCATGTGATACCTGATGCAAAGAATTTCTTCTTCTGTTAGGTGCATCCATGCTGCAAGCTTCATGATTGACTTATCACCATGACCAGGGAACAAACTGTCTGTTGTATATTCCCAGTGACTTTCTTCGCCTTTGGGTGTGTCCAATCCCATCAACTGAATACCTTCAACATCAATGACCTTTTCATATAGATCAATCTTGCAAAGATCATGGAACATTCCAACTATGTAAGGGGATCGTTCCAGTTCCCATTTAATGCCCATCTTTTCAGTAAAGTTCACCAGGGTTTCAGTTACTTCAAAACAGTGATCAAACAATCCACCTTCATAATTACCATGATATTTCCTTGAAGCAGGGGCAGTGAAGAAACCCTGATCCATCAACCATGCTGTGAGATCTTCACTGATACCTGCATTCAACATGATCTTCATGAACATTTCAATTCTTTTATTTACTGTGATCATCTGTGTCATTAGTCACACCATCCTTTTCATATCTGATTGCTGATTCTGTTGCCAGGAAGCAAGGTTGAACAGTTCGACCCATAATGTAAAGATAGATCTTACCTGATGCAGCAAGCTGTTCTTTTTCCTTTTCATCCAATTCCCAAACTGTTTCAATCCCCGGGGTTACACCATCATCACACATATATCTTGTACCAGGTAGATCCTGACATCCTTCACTAACAAAGGTCACATTGCTTGTTTCTGATTTTACTGGTTTCATTTATAATATTCCTCCCACGCTTCATCTTTTAATTTATTAATTTTGTTCCTATCGACATCAACTAAATGATCAATAATTTCTCTGTCAGCAATTTCAGTTCTATTTTGCTGTGAATTGAATTTACGAAGTACAATTAATAATTTTTTATAAGTTTTGTGCTGATTTTTAGCAATTTCTTTTGCAAATTCAGGATTTATGTCTTTCTCAATTAAATATTTCCATTGATCTTGTCTTATTGATAATCCAAGGAAACCAATATAATCAATACATTCATTATCCGAAACTTCAACCATATTATCTGAACTCCCTTCCTGATTTCTTATCCCTGATTTGTATTCTTCCGATCATCTCAAACCCTGCCAAGTCCACAATACACTTCAATGTATTGACCAGGTTGTGTGCCTTATTTTCAAGCACTGCATCTTCTTTGATGATTGGTTTCAGTGCTTCATATGCTGTTGGATCAGAACAACCGCTGCTGTTAAACCTTGGGTTTTTATTTGCCACATTTATCACCTTCCTTTGCTGCAACCATCAATGCTGCTGTGAAAAATCCGATTACTGCACCAACCATAAGACAAATCACATATCCCATGTTAATCACCAACCTTCAAGGGAACAAACATTTCATGAGTGGTGACTGTTGCCCCATTACATTCAATAATGATCTTGGTATGTGGGCAGTAATTTTGAAGCATCCATTCTTGAACTGGTTTAACAAGTTCAGCGAACTGTTCAATCTTGTCAAACTTATCATCTGTAAGCATTGAAACTTCTTTTGGTTCATCATTAATTATTTTCATTTTTCATCATCCTTTCGTATTGGTATATCCTGCATTTCAGGGTGGTTCTTTTCCATATAAATTGCAAAAGCAATGTTCCAAAGTGCTGCCCTTAAATGGGGTTCATCTTTCATTCCTCTCAAATAGCATGAAAGATGCCTTATTCCTGAATCTATTAAACTATGGATTGGAATGCCTTTTTCACAATTACGTTCACCATACTTCAATGCACCTTCTTCACAATGCAGTGCAAGTTCATGAATTGCATCCCAGGGGATCAAATCATATCTTCCTTTTCCTTGGTGCATATCACGAACAGCACCAGTTCCAAATTCCGTTCTGTTTCCACTGTCCTTGATACTGACCCTTTCACATGAAGGGCAAACCTGCCTTCCTTCCGGGATGGTTTCCCCACAACATACACAAGTATCTTTCATTTTTTCACCATCCTTTCTAATGTGGTATATTATTGAATTTTAAAATTTCATCTAATCCAAGTCCATTTTCTTCAAGTGGTTTCATACAATACTCATACAATTTTGGATGTGTTTCTTGCATCTGCTGAAACCTATTTGGTTTCTTTTCAAGGTGACATCCGAACATACAAAACATGCAACCTGTTCTTTTGCAACCTGATGTTGTAAGCTGTTCATCAACTTCAATAATGTCACCATACACACTTGCATATGGAATTTGATATATCTTTAAATAATTAAGTACATCCTGCTCAGTCCAAAATGACATTGGTTGTGATTTTGGATCTTTACTGTCAAATGAATTACATCCATTTTGCAACCATGCTTGCCTTCTTGCACTACTTTCACATGCCATTGTTCCAAGTATAGGCATTTTTCCTGATTCTTTTTGATAGATCTTAATAGGTTTCTTCTTCATGATTTCACAACACTGATCAGAAACTTTAAATTTACTATCTATCATTGGAATCCATCTTTTTGATAGTTTGAATGATTTAGTTATCGTTCCATCTCTTTTAATTCCAGTCATGTATAAATTGACTGTTGCTTTATTATTTTCAGTTGGATTTTGACAATCACGAATCATTCTTGCTATTTTTTTACTTCCTATTGGATAACCAACTTTTAAAATAACCTCTTTAAAATTCATTTCAGGACTAACAGTTACAAGTTCTATTTCAATGTTGTATTTTAACTCTAAATACTTTGCAAACTGTGGAACGAATTTTCTTATTTCAGGATATTCCAGTCCTGTGTCTGAAAAACATAATGTTAATTTATTGTGACCGCATTCACTACAATATTTTGCAACCATATCGGCAAGAACAGTGCTATCTTTTCCACCGCTAAAAGAAACATAGACTTCATTTTCAAATTTTTCAAAGAAAATTCTTAATCTTGTTAAACTCATTCTTATCTTTAAGTCCAGGGGAAGTGATTGCATTTGATCTAATTCCCAAGGTTCGTGCCTATTCGGATTTTTATTTTCTGACATTAGTACTTCACCCCTTTACTTTGGAACAAATATTCTGTATTTTTTACCATTGATTTTCTTATCTGCAATAACTACTTCATAAAACTTTTTAACCTGCTTTGAGAACTCACCATTTGATAAAGCTTGCAAGCTATTTGACAAGCAGTATTCATGGTATGCCTTATAAACTTGATTTGTTGGTTCATTCTCAACCTGATCCTTGTCCAGTTCCTTGAAAAAACCAAGGATTGGATTGTTGTTTTCTTCAAATTCTTCAAGTTCTCTTTGAACCTTTTCCGATTCAGTAAAGTTCCTGTTGTTCAAAACCCTTTTCAATCCAACAAGTCCAACCTGGATCATATATTCAATTGCTTCCTGACTTTTCAGCAGATCACCGATAAATGGAACATAATCAGGATCAGTGGAAGTGAACTTTGCATTGAAGGGAACAATGATCAGCCTTCTAAGTATTGCAGTTGAATCCCTTCCTTTTCCGATCCTTGGAATGTTGTTTGCTGAAAACAGCAGCTTCACATATGGTTCAAATTCAAACTTTGGTTGACCCTTTTGTTCAGCATCTATGGTTTCCCCGGTAACAATTTTCTTGAAGTCTGCTGCATCAGTGATGAATTCTTCTGATATATCATCACCAATGTTTGCAAGCTTTCCAAAGATCATGACTGTGCTGAACCTATCATTTAACTTTTTCAGATCCAGTGCTGAAACATTCCTTTTTCCAAGCATTGTTTTCAGCATATTCAATAATGTTGATTTTCCATTGCTTCCTGATCCAGTTAATATGAATGCTTTTCCAAGTTCATTTCTTCTGAACATGCAATATCCAATCATTTCTTCAAGTAACATTCTGATGTCCTTATCATCACATGCAATCTTGTCCAGGGTCTTATCTGTTAGATCATCATGTGCATTTGGATTGTAATCCCAGTCAATCTTGTTTGTGATAATATGTTCATGTGAAAAGGGGATGAA